GAAATTCATATCGGGGTTATTTATTACAAAGGGGTTAAACTTAGAAACTTGGAATGGATCTGCTTCTAAATTCTTATTCAATGGGGGTGTAACAATAAAGTTGGTATCATCACCCTCAGCAGGAATCTCGAATGGCATGTTGTTTCCTGATGCAGCCGCCTTGCGAGGGTCAAATGCATTCTCCATGGCAGCCATGTATTCCTTATCCTGTGCAATCGTATTAAATGTATCTGCATTTTCTTGGAGAATTGCGGAAGTGATTGCTTCTCCCTTCCCTTGCTTCATTGCCTCACTAAACTTCTTCAATGCCTCTTCCAGTGCCTTTCCAGGGTCTTGCTTCTCAGAAGTTTCTGCACTAGAAGTAGAGTCACTGCTGCTAGAATCGCCACTGCTGTCATTAGTTGGCGCTGCCAACTTGCTGGGATCTGGGGCAGATCCAGACGGATGCAGTCCATCAGTTGTAGTGAAAGATCCACCGAATCCTGCCCCACCCGCAGCTGCAAGTGCTTTCAGTTTGTTGTTGATTTCTTCACTCTTGAAATCTGGGTAACCTTTAGATGCAGCATCACTAGAAACACCACCAAGGATAACTTGCTTTGCACCTGCTTGCTTGAGCATTGTAAGTTGCCTTTCAATGCTGTCATATGGGACATTTGTATATGCATTGGTGGCACCAGAAGACAGGAATACTGTCTTACCTTTGATGTCATCTTTTCTTCTGCTGATCATCTGAAGCACTTGTCCAGGTTGTGCTCCAACCATGGTCTCACCATTGGGTTTGCTCACAAGTTGCTGGTTGGGTCCATTGTGACCAGCAAACCCAGAGGCAATACTATCGCCAATGAAAAAGTCATACTGACCACCTTCAGCATACTGTGGGAGGAGATTCCATTTAACTGTTGTGGGTTGATACTGTCCACCAGCAGCGAAGGGTAGGGCATACCCACCTTTTGCTGCTTCCTTCATTCTCCTGCCAGTAAGACCCTTGTTATTGCGAGTTGCTGGGGTGTTAAATGGGACAACGAATGCGCTACCACCTGACGCTCTGCCAGGATATCCAACCCACTCAAGTCCATGTCCAATAAAGGAAGTCGATTTACCACCGTCAAGGGATACTGGGTAACCTGACATAGGACCATTGATCCACCCACCTTTGGCAAATCCACCAAGAGATTGTGGCACTTGTCCACCTTCGGCAAACCAAGTTGAAGGATTCCAAAACTTGAATGCTTTGTCAGATTCTGCAGTAGGACCTTTACTTCTTTCAGCGAGGTGTCCGACAAGTTTTCCCATCAAACCTAGGACAGACTCTTTGCCTCCAGCAAGAATCTCATTTACTTTACCAATACCATCTTCTTGCCTTTCCTGGTCCTTACCAGACTGTGCAGAATCTTCAGCACCTTTTTCACTACCACCCAGACCAAGCATACTCAGGGGTATACCAAATGCCGAAGCAATGGGGTTGAGAAGATTCCCCAACATCTGCTTAATTGGTGCAGGTAGGAATTTAGCAAATGTCCTAGATACCTTTCCAATAGCAGATACAATACCCAAACCGATTGCTTTCAGTGGCAATCTCATCAATTCACCTAAAGCGGCGACTTTAGTGATGAGTTGTCTCTGAATGGATTGTGGGTCGAATGGATTGATATTAGGAAGATTAAATCCACCCGCTGCGCTCTCTCCACCCTCAGCCATCTGTGGGACCACCACAGGGGTCACTACAGGACCCCCTGACGCCCTCTTTGTGGTGGTCTCCTTCTTAGGTTTTTTATCTCCACCAGCACCAGAGAAGAAGTTAAGAATCCATGTCAATGCTTTGAGTAGAGCAATCAAAGGTAGGAATGCTGCAGTGCCGAAGAATCCTGCGATCTTCTTCAGAAGAGGCATATGTGGTTCGATGAAGTCTAAGATCTTCGTCATCACATTGCCAAGGGCAGTGAAGAATTCATGTGTTGCGTCTTTGATCGGTTTGAAGACTGCATTAAACAGATCTCCAACCATTCCAAAGAATTCTTTGATTGGATCGATGATAGGCGCAAGCATCTCGCCAATAGGACCACCAATGGCACCGCCAACAAAAGCACCAGCAGCACCAGCAACAGGTGCTAGAGCACCCAGTCCAGCAGCATTCGCTAAACCTTCACCAGCAGCATAACCAGCAGCACCGCCTACAGCAGATCCTGCCAAACTTGCCTTACTCTGGTCCTCGCCACCAAACATAGCGGCAGATGCAAGACCTATGCCACCACCAACAACTGCTGCCCTGCCAAATTTATTGCCCATAATCTTTCCAGGCAGGCGCTTCAACTTGGAAGCAATCTTGCTCCCTTTCATGATATTGATAAGTGACTTGGCAAGATTCTTGACAACCCACATCACCCCATCGACTGCTAGTTTGGGGTTTTTCAATACTGCCATGGCAGCAAATAGTGGTGCCGCACTCAGGACAAACTGAATGGCACCGAAGAATCCTGAAATACTCAGGGGATTCTCTAAGAATTTAACTAAACCATCAAGGGCAGATCCAACCAGAAACTCAGTAATCTTATATGCAAATTTTGCAATAGCGAGTAAACCTTTAGCAAGTTTCTTTACCTTGTCTGGGTTTTTGATAATCCAGTCAAGGACGGCAAACTTAATAAACCCTCCCAACAACCACTTGGCAACACCTGCCAAAAGACCAAACAAACCTCCGAAAGTTTTTGCAACGCCAACTGCAAATCCTTCCATGAGTTTCTTCATGGGACCTTCTTTAATAACAGAGTCAGAATCTCTCTTCGATCTCTGCAGTTTTTTCTTTCTATCTGCTTCGTCTCTTTTCTGCTGTAGTTTCTCCTCAGCGTCTCTCTTAGCGTTGTATTTGGTTAGTGCTGCTTGATTTTGAATCTGAATCTGAGTTGATTTCTTCATCTCAGATAGCACACCTTCCATTGCAATAGCAATAGAATTTAAGGTGCCACCCAAACTATTAACAGCAGAAATCGTTGACTTCAGACCACTAGAAGTTTCGGTTGACGCCTCAGTGTCAATCCCCTTGAATGAAACCATCTTGTAAAGTGCTGGTTTCGTGACTCGTATTGTCGGTCTTTCTGCCATTATCTATGCAGTCCTGGTGTTGTCGGAGTCATAATCTGTTTGGTCGGTTTTCCTCCCGACGATGGGGGTTGCTGACCACTACCGTTATTTATCGGCACAGGCACGAGGGTAGGTCTAGTGCTCTTAGCACGCGCACGCTCACGCTCCTTCCTTTCAGCTTCTGATTTTTGCAATGCTTCTGCTTGCTTAGATTTAACATCACTCGAAGATCCAGCAGTCACTTCAGGATTTGCTTTTGCTGGATCTGTTTTAGGTCCTTCGCCCTTTAACTTATCCTTATCTAGCGGTGGTGCCTTACCAGACTTCATCGCTTCACTAAATTTAGCAAGAGCCTCATTGAGAGTAGCGATTCTATTCTCAATAGTATCTGGTTTTTCTGGCTCTTCATCAACGTCCCCACCACCACTATTGTCACCAGCAGGAGTTGAGCTTCCTTCTTTCATTGTATCTGGATCGTATGTAGCGCCAAGTTGAGCAGCAGCAAATGCTCTATGGTCACTTGGAGTTGCATCCAAGTGGACATGCACAGATCCTGATGGCATATTACCCTGTAATCCAATTACAGTCATAGCATCAACCATCTGTCCAACACTTGTCTTGATCGCATCAAAGTGGTGGAACTGCATTCTTTCCTTGCCATTTGAAGAAATAATGACAGTATTGTGGGATCCACCTGCATGGGTTACTTTACCGCTTACGCCAGCAACAATTGGAGTGCCTCTATCCAGACCTTGATTGCCCCAGTCCCTGACTGCAACATAATCTCTCGGAACAATAGGAGGACCACCCAATCTATGATTGTTGTATGAATGTGTATCGGGTTTATTGTGGTGAAGTGGGTAACTACTAAATGGTGTTTGTGGCGACAGACGCACATCAGATACAGATCCATTGGTGGCGAGTAGACCACCTGCAGCAAAAAATTTCCTCGGTTTGTCAGTTGTGCGCTTCGCATCTATATCTTGCTGTATCTTTTCATATACCTTTATGTCTGTGGGCTCCCCCATGCCAAAACGACCGCTTCTTCTTATCCTACCGCCAGCTGCAGCAAACTGGACTTTTCTCACCAATTCTCTTTCAGCAGCAGTTGCTTTATCGCTAGGTCCAACCCAAGGCTGTATCCCTCTCTCCTTAATGAGTTGGATCGCCATCTTATCTTGAACCGTGTTATTAAATTTCATGTCATCAGTGACACCAGCACGGGAAGCCACTCCTGGGAGTGTATTTCCAACAAACTGATATCTACCAACGGCGTGTAATTTACCAGACGACTGCCACTGCGCCCAAGTTTGTCTTGGAGTCTGTTCTGCCTGTCTTTGTTTTATCTCACCGACAGTCATATCGGTAAGTGGTGTCTTTGAAGGATTCCAAGGTGCATCCATAATGTTGCCAGAGAAACCAAGCACTCCACGCCCGTTATTGCTGCCACCCTGGTTGACAGCATTATATCCAGCAGCACCAGACTCATATTTGGCAAGCACGCCTAGTGCTGCTCTTTCATCATCAGTTATTTCTGCGCTGAAGTCAGTCGGACCTGCTGTTGAAGGTCCACTTTGATTATTGCCTGCACTGCGTCTACCACCACTTTTCTGATTTGCTGCAGCCTCAACTGCCTTCTTAAGCAATCCGACCAGAGAGTTGCCACTACCACCGAGAATATTTCGAGTTGATTCGTATTTACTATCCTCCTTGGATTTAACATCCTTCGTGCTACCGAGATCACCAGATCTCGCAAGTGTGCCCAGTGATGTGCCACCTGATGCAGCAGGAGCAGCGGATCCAAATACTGATTGTATCCTAGCAATATCCTGAGCAATTACTCTAGAAACATCAGGAGCAACAAATCCAAAAGCATTAACGCCAGCAAGAATGGCAGATGTTAGACCATTTCCAACAAGATCAAACGTTGCCAGTGGGTTTGCCATACCCATCATCATCGGGTTGCCGAGAGGACCACCCATCATCATCTTGGGTGTGACTATATCTGGGACAACAACCTTACCACCACCAGCAAACTGCTCAACATTTGGTTTCTGTTGTGCTGCTTTCTGGTTTGCTGCTTGTTTTAGATCAACACCATCACCAGGATTCTTACCTCTAATTACATCCCAAGCAAATCCAATCGGATTCATGGCAAATTTGACAATATTCTTAATCACATTGAATTGGAAAGACATTATCTTGAAGATTGTCTTAACTCCTTCGCCAATAATGAATCCCACAAACTTCATGATGGGACCGACGAATTGCATTACGAATCCGACGACCTTACCTATTGCACCAAAGAATGCACTGAAGAAAGGTCCAATCTCTTTCAGAAGGGGATCAAAGACTGCCTTGAAGATTTCCATCCCCATGCCAAACCAACGCTTGATCGGTCCAAAAATAGGCTCGATCAGGGGTCCAATCTGACCACCAATAAACTCACCCAGGAAGTCACCGATGAATCCTCCCACCATGGGAGCAAACGGACCCAGGAAGGGGGTCAGAAACGCTGTGCCCAGTGCTGCACCAGCAATGCCACCAACTGCCTTACCGACGCCAGCACCGACCGCAGTGCCCTTCTCCTCGCCCTCACGGTCGCCTTCCATGATGCGTCCAACACCACCCACAACGGACATACCCGCTGACAGCAGTCCAGCACCACCACCTAACTTCGCACTTACCTTACTACCAAAACCCTTAACTTTGTTTAATCCACGTCCCATCACGCCAGGCTTTTGTGCCCTACGCATGGCTTCATACTCTTGCTTAGAGTAGAATTTGCCAGTTTCCTTATCGAAATATCCGCCTCTAGTCCTTTCCTGCTGATCGGTAACCTGATTCTCTGTCTGCTTGACTGCAGAGAATGCACCGATAATAAACTTGATATCTGTAAGGATTCTCCAGGGTCCAGTTAGGTATCTAAGGACCAGGAGACCTCCTGTTAGTTGTAAGAAACCAAATACAAATCGAAGTCCACGCTTGACTCCATTCTCCTTGATTCCCTTGGCACTATGGTCACCAAACATGTTGGTGAGTCCGTCCATAACAGCGAACACACCAAACTTGGTAATCTTGTAGGCAAACTTACCAATGGCAACAAATAGTCGGATTACCTTTACTATCTTATCTGCGTTTTTCTCTATGTAATCTAGGGCACCAAATGCCAGGAAGGCACCAAAGATTGCACTGAAGAATCCTGCAATCTTTTCTAGGAATGTCTTGACAGGTTTTAACTCCTTCTTTTTATCCTCAACCTTCCCAGCATCTTTCTTGCCGCGATCAACTGCTAACTTAGCAGATGAATCCCTTCTGAGTTTCTGAGTATTCTTATTTTCTTCCTTCGCAAGTTTAGACTTGAGTAACTTTTTATTCTTTACCCTATTCTTGTCAGTCTCGATTGCTTGATTGTGAGTTGTATTCAGGAATTCATTTTGAAACTTGAGCAACTCATACATGCTCTCAATACTTTTACCAATACCTGTGGTCGTGCCTCCAATGCGATTCACAGACAACCGAAGGGCATTAAAATTTTGCCCTGTTTTGGTGACAGCCTTAAACGGTTTAACTTTTAGGTATGACCTGATTATTGCCATTAGAGTGAGATTCGGTTGCTATTCTTTTCGCTATTACGACGACGCTCTTCTTCTTGTAGGAAAGCAAGGAGAAGATTCACATACACATCTCTTTCCCAAGGTATCATATCCTCCAATTCTGTTAGAGAATACTTATGGTGCTGCATCAGGGCAAAATTAGTCTTGTAGTAATTCTCAAGATTATCATGCAGCAGTGCTATGCGAAAAAAGACGCCAATCCCTCAAACACAATCTCATTATCTTTTTTGGTCTTGGGATTTCTCACAGTCATTTCATATCTCAGTTTAGGCATAGTCTCAAAGAAGTTTTGGACCTTAGCAAACTGATCAGAATTCAGAGACTCCAGGAAATCAATTGCTTCCTTTTTGGTGAAGCTGTCATAAGTCTCATCTTCATCAAATGCTTGGGCAATACAACCTGCCGCAAGCTCAAAGATGTCATCAATACCAACATCGCCTTCTGTCATATTCTGATTGACGAATACATCCAGCGAAGGATACTTCATGATCACGCCAACTTTCTTGTCAAACATGATCTTAGTGTCATGACCCTCAGGCACATCAATCTCAACGTCTTGCAGGGGAATCTGCACTTCAACCTGAGTTACTTCATCATCTGGGCAAGTGACCTTAAATTCACTCACTTCACCAACTGCTTTACCACGAATTCTGAGGAAGATGTATTCCACTTCAAAAGTGGCAAGTCCCTCAACCTCATTCTCTTTAAGGTTTGTGCAGTTTTTAATGATAGTTTTGACCGCCTTGATCATCTCCTTCTCATTCTTGGATTCCATAGCAAGATAGAGGAGTTTCTCTTCCTTCACGAGGAAGGGGCGATATGTAAGTTTTCTCCCTGTAAGGGGCATCACCAAGTCATACTCGGGCAATGCAAGTTTAGGCAAAGGCATAATAAGTCACCATTATCTTAATTCTATTTAGATACCAACAGCGGTAATGCCTGTCAGTTGTGGGTCGATCATGAGTGCTCCCAATACATTGGCACTCTCCATGGAAAGCTCTCGGTCCTTCTCAGTACCACTAAACATCTTCCTACCGTTGACAGTATCAAAACGATATCTCTCATAATAGAAAGAAATATCCAGTTTCAATAAGTCAGTGGGTCCATTATTAAGGGATATAGAAGACATATCGAAAGGAAATGCGCCATATAGCGTCCAAGCACCTGTGACGCCATTTAAGCGACTTCTATAAGTTTTACCATTCTTTCTGTTTACGCCAACATAGTTGGATGCCACTTCCCACTTGATGATTTTGATAGTTGTGACATACTCTCGGTAGAAGTTGACTCTATTTTCGGCGTCAGATGCAGCGAAATTCATCCAACGCTCAAAAAACTTCCTGTGCCAATAATCTTGAGTCACAAGGAAGGAGATTTGCATTTCCGAGAAACTCGTATCTGTGGCAAATCTACGCATCGCACCAACATCTCTAACAGATCCAACTGTCAGTCTTCTTCCAGGGACAGT